TTTCAGCGTGTCTATACTTTTTGTAAGCCATAATACCTTTTTATCTTCTTTGTTTTCTTCTATTAGCTCTATCAAATACAATCAATAAATCATCACCCGATATTCTTACATCAGGTATAACTGAATTACCAAAACCTCCATTAGGAATTATAGTTCCTTTTTGTGAATTTGGTACAAATAATTCTGGTCCTTGTTCCCCAACGAGACTGACTTTACCTAAAGGTGGTTGACCTCCGTTGGCGAAACCTCCTGCGAACAGACCACCTAATATATCTTTAAACCCTTGATTTTTTCCAAATTTTGTCTGAGCTGCTGCTGTTCCACCAAGTCCAGTAAAAGAAAGTATCGCACTTAGAACAAGTGCTTTAATTATCATCGAAGCAATTTGTTTTGCTAAATCTATAAATATTGCCTTCATACCCTCTAAGAAGTTTTGACCACTTAAAATAGTATCTGCAAATGATTGAGCAAAGTTTTCTGATAAACTAACAGCTAAACTATTAAGTGAATTAGTCCACCTTTGACTTGATGCTAATTGTTCTTCTTTTAATCTAATATCTTCTTGATATGCTGCCCAAGCGTTTTCGCCAAAGATAGCATCGTAAGCTTCTTGAAGGGATCGTGTTTTAGGTTCTTTTGTAGGTGTTGTTGCACCTCCACCTTCTACACTAAAATCAAATACACCCATTATTCCTTCACCAATACTGCTCTTAAAGTTCTTGTATGTATCCATAAACTTTGAAGCACTATCTGAGAATTTACCAAATTTAGTTAATTCATCATCAGGTATAATAGTTAGTTCCTCTGATGGTGTAAAGTTTTCAAATATTGTTATACCAAACTTAGAAGCTATTTCTCTTAATCTAGTAACTGTCTTATTAAACATATCAATAAAAAAGTTACCTATAGAATTTGCTATATTTTGAAACCTCTCTTTTAGTGCCTTACCATTATCTATTACAGCTTGACCTAAAATACCTAAGACTTCTATTAACTTATCGACTATAACAACTATAGCTCCAACTACAAGAACTACTGGTGCTGCTGCTGCTATAAAATTACCCATCGCAACAAATCCTGCCACTAATGCTCCACCTAAACCACCTATTATTAAAGCTAGTGGTCCTATAGCTGCCGCAATAGTTCCTATCGTTATTATAAGGTTTTGTGTTGTATCATCTAAGGCACTAAATCTATTTGCTAGGTTAGTTAGAAAGTTTATAAGTGGCATAATTCTATCAGCAAGTAAAGCACCTAATTCTAAGTTTAGACCCTCTATTGCCGATTGCATTTTCTTTACTTTTGCGACAGTAGTTTTACTCATCGCATCTGCCATTTCATTTAACCTAGTTGTATTGTTATCATACTCATCGGTTAATTCGGCTAACTTATCTCTGTTCTCAGATAGTATAAGTAATTGATTGGCTGCTGTTGTTCCAACTAAACCTTGAGCTTCACTAAGACTCATTGTGCCACTAGATAAATTTTCTAGTGTAGAACCAAACGGAATACCCTCTTCATTCAACTTCATAAATACTTTACGAAGTCCTGTACCTGCCTTTGATGCCTTAATACCATTATCCATTAAGATACCCATCATAGCAGATAATTCTTCTATATCTACACCAACTGCTTTTGCTGAAGCACCTGCGTGACCAAATGCTGTTGCAAATGTACTAAGTTCTACTGATGAATTTGCTGCGGCACTTGCTAAGGTATTGGCTACTTTTGCTGATTGCTCTGTTTCGAGTCCAAAAGCATTTATAGATTTAGATACAACTTCTGCTGCTAAAGATAAATCTTCTCCAGTAGCTAAGGCAAGGTCTAATATAGATTGTTGCATCCCTTGTATAGCTTGTGGATCAAAACCTTTACGACCTAATATTAATTGTAAGTCGGCTACTTGAGATGCTGTAAATTGAGTAGTTGCACCTAGTCGTTTAGCTTCGTCTGTGAGCATTTTAAACTCTTCAGCAGTAGCACCTGTTACTGTGTTTACCTTCATCATACTATTCTCAAACTGAGAGAATGTGTCGAAGGCTGATTTACCCATAGCAACTAAAGGTGCTGTAACACCAAAAGTAAGGGTCGAACCAATACGAGCTGCGTTAGAAGCAAAACCTGCTATTGATTTATTTGCTTTACCAAGACCTGCCTCTAAGCCTTTGATATTAGCAGCTACAATTATCGATATAGTTTTTACTCCACCCATTATTTAAACTTTGATTTTTTTAGGTTCTGTTAGTTTGTATCTCTTTAAAACCTCTTCGATTTGCTCTTTACTAGCAACATCTTTTTTAATTTTAACTTTGCTGTCCCAAGGGAAAGGCATTAATTCTTTTGGTTTAAGTCGATGTTTCGAGTGAGGTACTATACAACTGTGTACTATCATTCTAGTTTGTTCCCATCTGTTTTGAGAAAGCTGTTCGTTGTACTTTCTAAAGCCTCTTATTTTGTTGTCTAAGGAACGTGGGGTTAAATCATATAATTCTGAATCACTTAACCCCAACATTCCCAATCCAACTTCTTCTAACTTATCCCAATTTACTTCACCTGTATCTTCATCAATAATATCCTCTCCCTCTTCTACTTTCCCTTTTTCTGAGGTTGGTCTAATTGGAACGCTTCAAAGATTTCATTTATCTTAGAGAAATCTTCATTGTCTATCCATTGTTCAATATCTCGAACTTTGTATTTAAACTCTTCTCCGTTCTTCTTAGCACCATATTTTAGACCATAGTAAGCGATAATACCAACGTGGTCTATCTCTGTTCCTAATTGATCCATTTGATTTAACTTTAACTTACAATCGTTACAGATGTCTTTTAAAGCTAAATAACTAAATCTAATCGGTCGTTTCTGACCACCTATTTCTACCTTTTTCATTTTTTGTTACCTTTTTAATTTAAATTGATTTATAAAACTTTCTTTAGTGATATTGAACTTAGCCAAATTTTTGTTTCTCCTGAGCTATTATCTCTTTTAACAATTAAATCTTCTCTACCTGCCAAAAATAATACCTTGTGCGTACCTGCTGCACCTGAACAAAGCACATCAACATCACCACTAGCATCTTCCCAGCCCTCAAATATTCTGAAATTTTGTAAAGGAGTAGGAGATGATGAAACAGTATAAGTTAATTGATAATAACTTCCTTCAGTCATCATAGAAGCAGGTCCTTGTATAAATGTGTTTGCCCCTGATGGAGATAATATTTTACCATAACCATTTTCTACAACACTCGTACCTGCTGTGCCAGGATTAACTGTCCAATAACTAGGATTATCAAACCCTGTATCTCCAATCAACTCAGGACCAAGTCCATTAGGGTAAACATTACCAGTTCCAGTAAATGTAGCCGAACAAGTTAAATTATCTTCGACTCCTGCGTCAAAACTCACAGATGATACAAGTGCGTTCCCTTGCCAATGTGTAATATCGGTAGGGTCTTGATAATCGGTTGCTTCAGGTGCTAATTCAATTTGCCAAGATGAGGTAAATATACAATCGTCTTGAGCTGTATCTGTTGCTGATGGATATAAGTAAAAACCATAATAACTTAAAGGTCCTGCATCACTTGCCTCTGTACTTACTGACCCTTGTATTCTAGTCCAAGTTGAAGTACTTAATCCTGTTATACTTACCTGAGCATTAGATGGTGCAGTACTAGATAAAGTACCTTGTCCTTCAAGAATTGACCAAGTTACTGAACTTACAGGAAATGGTGTTGCTGTACCACTAATTAATCTATAAATATTAAATTTACATTCTGTTTTAGCTCCTGTTCCTGTTGTTCCTTTTACATAAAAAGACCATCTTATTTTTTTATCAGCTAATCTAGTTGCATCGGCTGTATATTGTAATCTACTTGATGTACCCGAACCTGAAATAATTTTTGAAGCAGTACTGCCACCAAATGGATCAGCTTGTAAATTAGTTTGAGTAACTCCACTTGCAGTAAAACCATCAACCCCAATTTGAGTAAGGTTAGTGCGTAAAATGTTTCTAATTCTATCAGAGAAACTTAAATCGACTATAGTTCCATTTTTTAGTTTATCAAAAAAATCAGAGCCATCTAAAGGTGTATCAGGATTTACTGATTGTAATATATCGGTAGATACTTCAAAAGATTTTAAACCAGGTAAAGACTCAGACCATCCGTTTGAATCTTTGTTGGTTACGTCTCTTAAATCCATATTGGTACTATACGAAGCTGATGTACTAAATGCTACAGGGTCAAATATTGCTGATGATCCTGGTGTGATTATCTCTATGATAATAGCACCATCATTGAAAGTTGCTGTACCACTTACAATTTCTAATGTAGGAACTAATCCGTTAGCACCATTTTCAAAATCTCTGTAAACATAATCACCATCTGTTTGATTTGATCCTGAATTTAAATCAACATAATCATAAGCTGGATTTGTTAATGTACCTGCAATAGAACTTAACACACTTGCACCTGTATTACTAGCTGCTGCTGTAGATATATCATCAGAAACAAGCCCACTATCATTAGTAAGATTATTTATTTTAACAGTACCTGTAGTTCCACCATCAGGAACTTCAATAGGGTCAGTAGTCAACACCCTAATCCTAGTCTTTTGTTTAGCAGGGCTAGTCGTCTTAGCATAAACCAATAAATCCGAAGCGTTTTTAATTGCCATAATATATGGATTTAAAAGTTAATACTATGTTATTGTTAATGTGTCTGTTCCTTGTAAAGAAATTGAATAAGTTGCATTTTCTTCTACACCTGCGTCAATAGATGCTGAAGTAATTATTGCTTTACCTGAATACACACCTTGACCTGCTATACCAAATGATACTGCTACCATAGGGGTTGCTGAAACCATTTCTGTAATTAAATCTTTTATATCCATTGTTCCTTCGAAATCAACAAAACCATCTCCTGAAATTTCCCAAGATTTTAAACCAGGTAAGTTGTCTTGCCAACCTCCACTTGCTTTTGTTGTTGAATCTCTTAAATCTCTTGATATTGAAAGAGAAGCACTTGTACAATGTAGTAATACATCTGAAGCTGCTTGAGTATCATCTGTATTTATTTTTACAACTACATCTGTTGCGTTAACTATTGCCATTTTATTTTAGTTTTTAATTATTAGACAGTTAAAATTTACGTTTTTGTAGAATTTCTCAGGAGTCTTGAAATAGTCATCGTCTAAATCAAGAAATCTGAATTTCGCTGTGTAGCTTACACTATCTTCAGTATAAGTCACCTCGTACAAGTCTAAGGCTTCTACAGCTGCCTTGGCTTGATTATATGTTGCGTTATAAGTGTCTGCGAAACAAGCGATGCGAATTGATACATCACACGAGTTAAGCGAACCACCTTTAGATAAAAAGTTCGATACGTTAGTTATTTCAAACGTAGAGCAAGGGTAAGATACACCTTGAGGTATTATAACAGGGAAAACCTTGTTACTACCATTAGCTGTAGTGAAAGCCGATGTGGCTTGTAATTTTGTTACTATTTCTTTTCCTATT